GAAGATGCAAAGAACAATGATAGTCAAGAATCACTCGAAAGTTACTGGAACCACTTACGTCAGTTCGACGGCCTCGGTAGTTTTATGGCAGGGCAGGTGATTGCAGACTTGAAGTTCACATCTGATCTCAAAGATGCACCAGACTGGTGGACTTGGGCACCTCTCGGTCCCGGTTCAATTCGTGGCTTGAATCGCATTCACGGGAGACCCCTTGAGAAAGGTTTACGCCAAGATCAAGGGTTGAAGGAAATGCTAGTGTTGCAAGATCTATTGATTAAAGAACTTGATTGGAAACTACCTGTTCACAATGTTCAAAATTGCTGTTGCGAATTCGATAAGATGATACGTGTCAAGAATGGAGAAGGTCGCCCTCGTTCACTTTACCCAGGAGTTAAATGATGCAGATCAAAGTTTGCGGTTTACCGTTCGATGTTTCCTTTGTTGAAGGTGGGCACGCTGTTAGCCATACCAGCGTACGTGGGCATCTTTACGGCGAAGTCTCGTACGATAAAGAATCGATTCGCATTGACAACACCAAGTCGTTGGAGATGATGAACCAAACGTTCTGGCATGAAGTCGTGCACGTTATCGTTGAACGACTTCAGATTCGTGAGTTGATGGACCATGAGAATATTCATTATGAAACACCGATTGATCAAATTGCCCTAGGTATCTTCAATGTTTTGAACTCGTTAGATCTTGATGTGATTAAAGATAAGGAAGTGTGAAAATGTTAGTTATCCGTGGTCAAAATGTAAATGACGTCCTGCCAGTCGGTATCATGCACTTGAAGAATGGAGAAAAACGTGACTCAAGAAACGGACCTGTCCTTGAAATCCCAACAACTGTTTGCGTCCATTATGACTACCCCGACGAACGAGTCCTCTTTGAACCTTTACGAGACGCTAATCCATTCTTTCATCTCTTCGAAAGTCTCTGGATGCTTGCAGGAAGAAACGACGTTGCCTTTCTTAACGAATACAACTCCAGAATGGCACAGTACAGCGACGACGGCAACGGCTTCAACGCCGCCTATGGGCAACGTCTCCGCTCCGGATTTGGATTTGATCAACTCGATGTCGTTATACAGCGACTTAGAAAGGACCCTGACGACAGACGCGTCGTTTTACAGATTTGGGATCCTGCAGATTTAAATAAAGAGTCAAAAGACTACGCCTGTAACTTAGTCATCACCCCGCGCATTCGCAATGGTAAACTCGACTGGACAGTGTTCAATCGTAGCAATGACTACTTGCTCGGTATGACCGGGGCTAACGTGGTTCACATGTCAATCATTCAAGAATATGTTGCTCGTATGGTAGGCGTTCCGATGGGAAGTTACGAGCAGATCAGCAATTGCCTACATGTTTATACAGAATTGACGCCGCATTGGGAACGATTGAAAGATCTTCCATTGACTGTTGATTGCCCATACAAAGAAGCCCGCGTGTCGTCGTTCCCGTTGATTACCCACAAAGAAAGCTGGATGTCAGATCTGTACACTTGGATGGACAAACCGTGGGGTGGACAGGTTTATTCTGATCCATTCTTCAACTACGTTGCGAAACCTATGGCGATTGCACATCGGGCGCACAAAGACAACCGCAACGGGTTACAATATGTAAATGCTATACAGGCAACTGACTGGAGATTAGCTTGTGAACAATGGCTTACAAGGAGAGAAGTGAAATGAGTGCAAATGAAAAGCAAATCGGTGGTGATCACTACGATAAAAGCGGTGAGCAACATTGGGATAGGCAATACCGTTTGAATGGCCGTGGATATTTTGTTGGATGTGCTACAGGTTACATCGAACGTTACCCTTTTAAGAACGGTAAACAAGATCTCGAAAAGGCAATTCACTTTCTTCAGAAACTGATCGAACTTGAGTACCCTGAAGAAAAGGCTGAACCGAAGAAAGTAGCACCGCTGGAAAAGCTGTCTAACGAGATTGAAAAATTATCTCAAGCAATCACGTCTGCACCAGATCATCTTAAAGAGTTCGTACCTACACCGTGGCAACAAGAGGTCGCTGCTAAGTTCGATGATCTACGTGAAAAACATGCCATCAGTCCGATGTTACAGAGATTTTTGAAAGAGACAGATGAACCGTATCCGAACGGTTATGTTAATCAGGACTGAATATGGAAGACAATCAGCAACACTACCACAGTTCGGACAGGTTTCCATCTCGTGACACTCTGCTATGGCTCGACAGTCTTGAGAATGTACGAGCAGTTTCATCCAACTACACTGTAACTGCTTCGGATGATTATCTGCTTGTTGATACGACCTCGGGTGACGTGACTGTTACGTTGCCAAATGCTATCAATGGTCGCAAGTTGCACGTAGTAAATTACGCAGGAACAAACGATGTCATTGTTACATCTACGGTTGACATAAACGGTTCTGCGTCCGATTTCACAGTAGCGTCTGGAAACATTGCTTCTGTAAAGGATGTTGGCGGAGAATGGGTCACTTCTCCGATGACCTTCTCTTCAGGTGGCCCTGGGAGCGATCCGGGTGCGTCAGGTTCTACGACAATCGATTTCGGTGCATCCCCTGCAACAGAAGCTTCGGTCACCGTGTCGGGTCAAACAGGGTTGTTAAGCACGTCACAGATCGAAGCGTTTGTTGTTGCCAGAGGTTCAGGGGCGACCCTTGCAAATCAGCAGTTTGCAGCTATTGCTTTTAGGCTAATATGTGGGGAAATAACACCCGGAGCGAGTTTTGTCATTCGGGCGTATTGCACCATTGGCTATGCCGAAGGTACTTTTGAAATAGATTGGACTTGGAGAAATTGATATGAGCGGATTCTTACAAAAGATCATCGGTTATGTTACGGGTAACGGACTTGAAGTCAATTCAAGCAACGAAGCAAAGGTAGTAACCGACAAAACAAGATCGAGCGTCACTTTATTCTCTGAGAACGATCCCGGCACTATCACAGGGGTGCCTCTTTTAATGGCACCCGAGATTTCAGCGGATTATCGTCTGCGTGTTGGTATCGACACGGTGTTGTTTACAGATACGTTCAATGCGACAACGCAGAACTCGAATCTCTGGGCTTACACCCTTGCCACGTTGACCTGCACGCAACCGGGTGGATATCTTCAATTCGGTACGGTACAAGGTACAGGTGCGGGTCATGGGGCATTCATACGTTCGTTTCAATACTTTCCATTGGTGGGCACGGCTCCGCTGTCTGTTGAATTCTCAGGCTCAAGCAATACGTCTGCCCTTGTTCCCAACGAAGCGTTCTACGCGGGTCTAGGTCTTCCCTCTGCTGCCGCTACGATTCCAACAGACGGTTGCTGGTTCAAGATGACATCTTCAGGACTGTTCGGTGAACTTCAATACAACGGTGGCACAGTTGTTCAAGTCACTTTGATGAATACCCAGATTCCATTAGCAACCAATGCGAAATTTGCGATGGTCGTCGGTGAAGATGCAATCAGGTTCTGGGTTGATGATGTTCTGTACGGCAGCATCACAATCCCCGCAGGTTACGGCCAACCGTTTATGACAGGTTCGTTGCCAGTGTTTTTGCAGAAAATCTGCACAGGGACGGTAAGCAACACCAACACAATCAGAATCACTGACGTCACTGTCTCCTTGATGGATTTGGCAACAGGTAAACCGTGGTCGCATCAAGTTGCAGGCATGGGGCAACACGCGCTGTTCATGCAAAACGGTACGACTATCCCTACCACGGGCGCGAAAACAACGGTATGGGCAAACAATACTGCGCCAACTGCTGTTGCATTGACCAACACCGCTGCATCATTTACTGGTCTCGGTGGTATTGCCGCTGTTCTTCCTACGTTGACGGCAAACAATGATGGCAAACTGTTCACGTACCAAGTTCCGGCAGGTACGATCAACCTGACAGCACGTAATCTGTACATCACACGAGTCACGCTGAAAGGTGCTGTATCCGTGGTCCTTGTCGGTGGTCCGGTGATCTACGCTTACGCTCTGGCAGTGGGACATACGGCAACTTCGCTGGCTACTGCAGAAACTGCATCCTTTGCCACTGCTACAGCACATGCGCCGCGTATTATGGCATTGGGTATGGAATCCTACGCAGCTACCGCAGCAGTTGGTACGTTGGGAACAGGTATCGATTTGAACTTTGATACCCCGATCTGTGTACGTCCTGGCGAGTTTGTGGACATCATCGCTCGTAACATCGGCACTGTAACCACAACTGGAGCAATAACTATCGTAGCTTCTGTAGGCGGTTATTGGGAGTAGTTGTAAACGATTTAAAGCTGTTGTAATATGTAGTTATGCCGCTATGTAGCGCGGCATAACTACTAATCTTATAGGTGACATATGACAAAATACGGAACATTGCCAGCCAAACCTATTATAGAAGAGGTTGATGAAGTTATCATTTGCCCCAAATGTGGGTCAGAAGATATTTCGCATATCCATCACGAAGGTGATTATGCTGTTCCTGAAACAGACTATCATCATTGCAATGACTGCAACCTTTCTTGGGGGTTTGAATAATGATATGCCCTAACTGTCGTGAAGATGTGCAAGGTGCGTGGCACGATACAGGTATCGGCACTTATGAATATTGGGGGCAGAAATGCAACGATTCTAAAATGGAATTCTGTTGCGAACTATGTGATACACCTCTTGAATCTGAACAATCTTATGAAGAATATCTTGCCGATATTCGAGGAGAGGAGTGATGCAAACCTTCCTCCCTTATCCTGACTTTGCCGAATCTGCCAAAGTTCTTGACTACCGCCGACTCGGCAAGCAACGCGTTGAAGTACTTCAGTTGTTGAAGGCGTTACAGGCAGGTGGCGGATGGTCAAATCACCCTGCTGCAAAGATGTGGAATGGCTACGAAAACGCGCTTGTTTCTTACGGTTTATTTATCTGTAAAGAGTGGATTGGACGAGATTATAACGATACATGTTTTGACAAAATTCTGTCGTATTGTGACGAAGACGCCAACACAACTCTACCACCTTGGCTCGGCAACGAAGACTTCCACGCCGCGCACCGTTCCAACTTGCTTCGAAAAGACCCGATTCATTACGGCCAATTCGGCTGGACTGAACCTAACGACTTACCTTACATCTGGCCCATAACATGACCGATAAACTCTTCCTCGACCTTGAATGTTATCCAAATTATTTCCTTGCCAAACTCATGAATGATGAAGGTCGTTTTCGTGAGTTTGAAACGTACGAAGGGCAAGGATTAGATGTTGCCAAACTTCGGGCGTTACTGAACAGTTATACCGTTGTCACCTTCAACGGTGTGAACTACGATTGGCCTATTCTGTCACTTGCTTTAAACGGTGCAGATAACGAACAGCTTAAAGAAGCTTCCGATGCGATTATTGTCAACGACATGAAACCTTGGAACTTCTACAAGCATTTCCGTTGTCAAGCGTTGAGCTATGACCACATTGACATCAAGGAAGTTGCACCGGGCGTGATGGTCAGTTTGAAGTTGTATGCAGGGCGACTCCATGCGCCAAAGATGCAAGACCTACCCTATGACCCTGATTCATTGTTGACACGTGAACAGATGCAAGCGGTCAACCTGTATTGCGGCAATGACTTGCACGTGACAAAGCAGTTGTACGACGCAATCAAGGGGCGTGTGACATTGCGGGAAACCATGTCGGCAGAGTACCGCACCGACCTCCGCAGCAAGTCAGACGCCCAAGTGGCTGAGGCGGTTATTAAGACTGAGTTGTTCCGGTTGACCAATAAGAAACTTGCCAAACCTTCAGTAAAGGAAAAGGAATTCTTTTACAAGGTTCCGGAGTACATGAAGTTCCAGTCTGACCAGTTGAACAATATATTTGAAATGGTCAAGCGTAGTCCGTTTACTGCCAAGACCAACGGGCAGATTGAAATGACTGAGGAACTGGCTAAGACACTGATACATATCAACGGTACGACTTATAAGCTAGGTATCGGTGGTCTGCACAGTCAGGAAAGTGAGATAAGTTATCAGGCTGACGATGAGTGTATGATCGTTGACCGTGATGTTACTTCGTACTATCCTAGCATTATTCTTAATCAAGGTTTATACCCTGAAACCCTTGGTCCGCATCTGTTGGAAGTTTTTAAGGTGTTGGTTGACCGCCGCGTTGCTGCAAAGCGTAAGAACCGTGAGCTCAAGAAACTGGGAGTGAAAGGTCACGCGCATAGAAGTAAACTGATTAAAGAGATAGCTAATTTAGAAAAGTCAAACAGTGATGCGATATTTCCATGTACAGAATATATGGAACTCATTACTCTCGAACAAGACCTAGACTTTGACCGTTCTGTCACTGTTATGGATTCCTTGCGAATCACAATTAACGGGGCGTTCGGCAAGTTGGGTTCTGTTTATTCTGCTTTGTATGCACCTGACTTGATGATTCAGGTTACTGTTACCGGGCAGTTGACTTTGCTGATGTTGATTGAGCGTTTTGAAATGGCGGGTATTAAGGTTATCAGTGCCAATACCGACGGTATTGTGACCCGTTACGCACGTTCAAGACATGAAGAAATCGCTGCACTTGTTAGGCAGTTTGAACAAGAGACGCAGTTTGAATTTGAAGACACGCACTATTCTGGCATGTATTCGCGCGATGTCAATAACTACATCGCTATCAAGCCTGATGGTGAGGTCAAGACCAAAGGTACGTTCAAAGCGGGTGATCTTCAGAAGAATCCTCAAAACGATATCTGCAACGAAGCGTTGATTGCTTACCTGAAAGACGGTACACCAATTGAAGAAACCATCCGCGCTTGCAAGGACATACGAAAGTTTGTTACTGTAAGAACTGTTAAGGGTGGTGGTGTCTACGCAGGTCAATATCTCGGTAAAGTTGCCCGCTGGTTCTATGGAACTGATTCACTCGGCACAATCAACTACGTCAAGTCAGGTAACAAAGTACCGCGAACCGATGGTTGCATACCTTTAATGGATTTACCTATTGATTTTCCTAGCAATGTGGATTACAATTGGTACGTTAATGAAACAAAGGATTTGTTGATGGATATTGGTTTAGTCGCCCGCCCACCTGTTGTTAAGAAATCTCGTGCGAAGAAGGAGAAATGAAATGTCTTTATGGAGTGATCATGACTATGACTATGATCCAAGTGATAATGAACCTGATCCAATCTTTTGTGACTATTGTGGAGAAGAAATAACCTTTACGAATATCGGCGGCAAATGGATTCCAACTGATGTTAAAACACTTAAACCTCACGAATGTGACTTTACTGCTTTATTGGAGGCAAATAAATGATAGTAATCAATACGTTAGGAAGAGTCGATAATCAACCGACGTTGCTTGCGCTTAAAGAAGCAGGTTTAAACCCTATTCTTCTTGTACAACATCATGAGAAAGAGTTGTATGACAAATACGATGTTGAAGTTCTAGTATTACCAGAGTACGTTAAGAACTTACCTGCGACACGGCAATGGTTATTGGAAAATTCACCACATGACAAGGTTATTATCATCGATGATGATTTCACGTTCTTCACAAGAGATGAAGGTGTGAAGTTGCGGAAGTCTTCTAGTGAAGATATCAAACAAATGATTGAGCAGGTCTATTCTGATCTTGATACCTATGCAGCAGTCGGTATATCTATGCGACAGGGTAACAATCATGTTGAAGAAGACTTCAAAGAAAACAGTGCGATCAATGGTTTCATAGGGTTGAATTTAGATACCGTTAGAAAAGAAGGCATTCGATTCGATCATAACCCCGCCATGGAAGATAAGCACGTCATCCTTGGTCTGTTAACAAAAGGTTATAAGAACAAAGTTTGGTTCAAGTGGTGTTACAACCAACCTGCTTCGAATACAGAAGGCGGGTGTTCAACCTATCGAACTTCTGAACTTCAAAAATTAGCGGCTGAGACATTGGCCGCGTCGTATCCGGGGCTAGTCACTGTCAAAGTCAAAACGACCAAAGGCGGTTGGTTCGGTGGCGAACGATACGATGTTATTTGTTATTGGAAGAAAGCGTATCAACGTGGTTGTAATCTTTTATAAGGATACGAAATGGAAAGTTATATACAAGAATCTCCGTTCGCAGTGCAAATAGAATTCACAGAAGGCTGTTCGTTGTACTGTGACTTCTGTGGTCTTCATGGTATTCGTGAAGGTGTGGGTGATTATAAGTTCGCAACACCTGAAACAATTCAGCGCATTGCAGATGAGATCAAACGATTGAGTTGGAACCCACGCATTGAGATTGCCATGCGTGGTGAACCTTCAATGAACCCGAAATTCATTGAACTTGTTGCGATCCTTCGTAAGACTTTGCCGAAACATCAGTTGATGATGACATCAAACGGTAGCGGTTATATCAAGGCGGGGAATATACAGAAGGTGTTCGCAGCAGGACTTGATATTCTTGCGCTTGACAAATATGCAGATGTTGATTTCGTTGAACGTGCATTGAAGAACAATGGACTTGACGAACAGTATCTACAAAGTTTCTCAATCGAAGGTAAATATCGCGTTCCGATTTACCAATATCCCGCGCAACCTGACGGCAACCCACATCGGCGCATCAAAGGCAAAATGTTGACTGTGATACATGATATCGCTACGAATTCAAAAGGAACCCATGCCAAGCTTCTGAATCATTGTGGAGCAGCCGCCCCGTTGAACTATAGCAAAGAAGGTAAGCGTTGTGCGAAACCCTTCCGCGAACTGTCTATTCACTATAATGGTGCTATTGCGATTTGCTGCAACGACTGGCGCGGGACATATGCTTGTGGCAATATAAACGCTACACCGCTTGAAGAAATTTGGCAGGGTAAACCCTTTACCCTTGCCCGTAAGGCGCTGTATAACGGCCAGCGCACGTTCAAACCGTGCCTTGGTTGTAATGCCACAAGCTACCGGGCGGGGTTCCTACCTGACAAGAAAGGTAAAGAAACATTGGATATTCCAACAGAAGTTGAATGGGTTGAGATTCACAAAATTGCCGAAGCGCCTGCTTTGACACCGATTGTTTGGCGCGAATGGGAGAAACAGAAATGATTGATCAAGAAACTGTCGAAAAGATGTATGTTGAACAACACGAATCGCACGTGCGTGTTATGAAAGAACAGTTGATAAGTTTTAATCGCGATAAGTTTCGATTGTTTCTAAATGTGTTAGAAGTAGGTTCGTTACTGGCAATCGCCATGTTCCTTTGGAGCATGTGATGAACCCTGTTCCGCATTATACGTGGTCATTCAGTAGCCTCGGTCTCTTCGAATGCCCGATGAAGTATTCGTTATTGAGAGCGAAGAAGATTATTGAAGTACCGAAGTCCGAAGCAGGTAATGAAGGTACGCGACTACACGAACTGATTGAAGCATATATCAAGGGTGGTGAACTTGATCCTGATATTGCCCGGTGGAAACGCATACTTGATGTCTACAAAGCAAAGGACGGGAAGTGCGAAGAAGAATATGCGTTTAAGTGGGAAAATAACGGGACACTTGGCGAATTTATGGATGGAACAAACGAACGCAAACTAGTCCGTTGCAAAGGTGACGACCCTGACCGCTATTATCTCGGTTACATTGACTGGATGAAGATCGATGGTAACAAGTGTGAAATTGCAGACTGGAAGACTGGCAAGGTCAAAGTGACCAAACAGTTGCAGCTATACGCATGGGTGGTTATGCTCGCACACCCTGAAGTTGACACGGTAAAAGTCACTTTCCACTTCTTGAACTATAACGACCAAGTAAGTGATTGGTTCTACCGTAAAGACATGGAAAAGATGTTCCAATACTTCAAAGATATTCTTGAAGAGATTGACAACTGTTATCGCACTGATGTTTGGTTTGAAGTTCCTGGAGATATTGTTAAGAAGACTGGCAGAGGTATTCATTGCTCGTATTGTCCAGCAACATTGGAACACTGCTCACACGGAAAGGAGACATTTTGAAACAGACGAATAATTTCAATTTTCAAAAGTTCATTGACGCTCAAAAGAAACGCATCAAGTTACTAACCCTTGTACCTGATCAATTCACCCCTGAACAAGCGTCTGAAATGTGGGATATGACGATACCTAGCGTAAACGCAATGACACAAAAGATGCGGTGGTACAATTTGATTGTACCGAACGAAGGTAAGAAGGGTCGCATTTTCACTAAAGTAAAGGAAGTATGATGCAGATTAAGTTCTTAGATAAACGGTTGACTGAGTTTAAACCTTCAACCAAGTTGGCAGCAGGTTACGATCTTCGTGCTTGTATTGAGAAAGATGTGTGGATTCCACCGGGCGAGCAGGAGAAGATTCCGACAGGGATTGCGATGGATATTTCGTCGATCATTGACAACGATTCTTTTCCGATTGGTGATGATGAAATCTATCCTATCCCATGTGCAATCATCATGCCGCGTTCTGGCCTCGGTTGCAAAGGTGTAAAGCCGCGCAATACACCTGGCTTGATTGACGCTGACTACCAAGGTGAAATTATTGTCTGCTTATACAACGAAGGAAGTGAGTCGGTTCACATTCAACCTATGGACCGTATTGCACAACTGGTCTTCACCATCGCAATCCACCCCGTAATGCAACAAGTTGAAGAGTTCAGCAATGTTACAGAACGTGGTGCAAATGGTTTCGGTTCAACTGGTAAGCAATGATGCCATTTAACTTTTCAAATATGACAAAGTTGTCAGGTGAAGCAAGTAGGATGAGCAACAGTTGTCTCAACCTGATGCCTGACACCTTCACTCGTAAAGAGTTCATTGAAGCAAGTGCTATTAAACCGAGCACTGCGACAAAGTATCTTCATCATTTGATGGACGCAGGAAAGATTAAAGAAACTTCTGCTTACAAAACTCCAAGGACGTATATAAAGGTGCAACCGTAAACAGTTTGAGCTATACTGGCTCAAACTGTTTAGGAGCTAGACATGGATTATCGTTCACCCAACGCTTTACAAGATCTCGGTATTGGAATGAATCAGGAAGACGACAGTCCTAAATCAGTTCTTGAGATGTATAAGGAAATCTCCCCTCCTACCAGCACGTATACCGTCAAGAAAGGGGATACGCTTTCGGATATCGCAGCAATGTATGGGACTACGATCCGTGAAATTGCACGGATTAATCCTGACATCAAGAATGTGAATTCGATTCGTCCGGGACAGGTATTTGATATTCCTGGCAAAGCGTATCCCATGCTTGCCCCAGAACCACAACCTTTCGTGGATCGTGTTCCTTCTGCCGAGATGGATTCTGTTGAATCGACCACCACCCCGCCTGAAGATTTGGCATTGATGTTGGGGGGTGGTGGCCTTGGTGTTCTTAAAGGTCTTGGTGCAGCAGGGATTGCAAATATGGTTCCGAAGGGCGCAGCCGCATTGGCTAGACGGATGCCGCCCCCGCAATTCGCAGCAGGTGTGCCAAGCAACGCTGTGAAAGGTGCCGTTCATCATCCCGGGGCACCAGCGAGCATGTCAAACGTCGGACCATTGCGTAACAACGGACAAGGCGACATGATTGCCAAGATGGCGATGATGAAGCAGAAAATGCAACAGCCGTTGACGCAAGGTGGGCAAATGCCGCAAGGCAGAATGCCTCCAATGAATGGTCCGCAACGTGGTATGCCTCCGATGGGACCTCCGCAAGGAACAGGGCAAACATTACGTGACGGTGCGCGTATGCCTTCGTTTGGAGCAGGAACAAGAGCCCCGCAACCATTCAATCCACTGCAACAGGCTGCACAACAGATGCAAGGTCCGAGTCCTCGTAACAACATGCTTGCTGAAATGATCTCAGCCTCACGTAAAGAACCGACATTAGCAGATCTTCAAACGATGGGAACTAATCATCCAGGAGCACCCTTCCAAGATCTACTAAGGAGAGTTGGTTACAACAGACCTTAATGACAAAAATATAGGTTGTACAGAAACGCGGCGTGGTACATTATGTGCCTGCCGCGTTTTTGCGGTTTACATATAGGGTATATTGTATGACACGCAATGAAATTGAATGCTGGCTTATTGAAAAGCTTGAAAGTCAAATTCAGAAAGCAAAATTGGCAATGGAAAAGGTAATTAGTTATCTTAACCAGCACGATTGGAAAGGTGCGAGCGAATCTCACCGCGAAATTGATTACTGGTTGTCACGGTGCAAAAATACTCAGAGACTTATTGATGAACTGGACGAGGTGACGAAATGAAATTCACTGTTTGCGAACACAAAGAAAGTTCCCGCATCGCACTATTATCTGAAGTTGACGATACTAAAGATTGGAATGCAAGCGGGCAAGAGATTGAAGCTGCGAACTGGCAAGAAGCCCGCGAGCAAGTCGACACTTCTAACATCTGGCACTCACCTTACGGGGAATATTTCTATGTTTAAACCCATGCTTGCCAGCCCTGCCGACATGAGCAAGTTGCGCTTCCCGCTTTGGCTCAGCCCGAAGTTGGATGGTATCCGCGCTCTTGTCATCAACGGTGTTGTGATGAGCCGCAGTCTCAAGCCGATACCGAATCAGCACGTTCAATCACTGTTCTGTCACCTTGAAGGATATGATGGTGAGCTGATTGTTGGCTCACCAACTGACAAGAACTGCTTCCGCAATACAACGTCAGGCGTAATGTCACGCGATGGTAAACCTGATGTCAACTATCATGTGTTTGACCGGCATGATTTGACCGCAATTACTTGGGAATCAAGATATCAGTCATTGGTGAGTCACGTCAGCAACGTAATTCAAGTCCCTCATTACCTTGTTTACGCTCACGAGGCAATTGAATCGCTTGAGATTGAGCACCTTGACATGGGTTACGAAGGTGTTATGCTTCGTGATCCTAGTGGCCCGTACAAGAATGGTCGGTCTACTGCTAAGGAAGGTTGGCTGTTGAAAGTCAAACGGTTTGAAGATAGCGAAGCTCTTGTGCTCGGTATGGAAGAGAAGATGCACAATGGGAACGAGGCAACGATTGGCGAACTTGGGCAGACAAAGCGAACATCACATCAGGAAAACCTTGTACCGTTAGGAACAATGGGTGCGTTGATTGTTCGTGACCTGAAGACTGGGGTAGAGTTCAACATCGGTACAGGTTTTACTGATGAAGAACGTGCTTGGTGGTGGGATCAACGCAAGTTCTTCAATCGGGAATCTGAAATGAAGGAAAATACTGGTGGTTGGACAATCATATTTTCAAACCCAAGTATGGTTGTCAAATATAAGTTCTTTAATCAAGGAAGTAAAGATAAACCTCGGTTCCCTGCGTATCTCGGCTTGCGCCACAAGGAGGACATGTGATGATGGATCAATTCGTTAAAGTTTATTGGCCCGGTGGAATGTCGCTCGACAGGTCTCGTTGGATATTGATTGAGAATCACAGGAACGGTTGGCAACAGATTCATAAGACGTTAGAGGTCGTCAAATAATGCGCCCAAGTAAAGATGAGATGTGGTTGAATGTCTGCAAAGAGCTAGCCAAACAAACGACTTGTGTCCGTAAAGGAGTTGGGTGTGTGTTACTTGACGCCAACGGGCATGTTCTATCAACCGGATGGAACGGTGTGGCGTCGGGGTTACCGCATTGTAATCAAGAGTTAACTGAAACGATCCAGTTTTACAACAAAGATAGGGGTGAACTTGAACCTTGGAATAACTGGACAAGGAAGTCGTATCCACACGCCTGCGAAGGTGCGAAATACGACAGTGGCGAAGGTCTAGGTAAATGTCAAGCAATTCACGCTGAACAGAACGCCTTGCTTCAATGTCCTGACATCATGAAGATTCACACTTGTTATACAACGTCAAGTCCTTGTAATGAACAGTGTATCAAGCTCTTGTTGAACACTTCCTG